GTTTTAGCCTCATCTCGCACTCACCAGATAGCCATCTATATATTGTTTTTCTTGCGACTCCAAGTTTTTCTGCCAATTCTGTAACAGTAAGTTTCTTAAGAATATCATTTATCTCTTTCATTTCAGACCCTTTTGATAACTACATCTCTATACCACAGTCCGTTCTCTGTCATACAGTCATACTCAACCAGAGCATACTGTATCTCTCTTTCACCTGCAAAGATAGCTTCATACTTTAGTATATTCATAGACTTAACAAATGGCCTAGACATCCTCATAACCTGTTGTGCATCAGATCTGATGAGATCTCCTGCATGTCTCACATCCAGTTTTTTGACCTTAATTTGTTTATCTGGGAGCAGAGTTATTCTGTGTGCTTCTCCACCGTTTAAATATAGATCCATGGCATACATACCAATTGTGTATGTATCATTTGATGGTTCAGTTCTGCCACAGTAAGAGCAAGGGCCTTTTGATGCACAAATATCACATTGTTCCTGTTGTTTTGCTGAAAGTACCATGGCTACCTCCTTGATAGCAGCTTACATATTGCTGCTGATATAATCATTGCCACGAAGAACGATAGTAGAAGTTTTAATTCAGTTGGATCGATCATTTTTTGCTCCCAATCTCCAATAAAGTAGGGATATTATCAAAGCTCCCCATGCAAAGCCATTGAGAATACCAAAGATATACCATGTTAGGTTTGTCCAGTTACAGGCTTCCATTTTTGATCCTTTCGTCTGCTCGTTTAAGCTTTTCGTTATGAACATCTAATGATGCTAGTTTCTTAATTGTATCGCTATGTTTCGTACTCATATGCATATTTCCTAACCGCCTTTTTTTTGCATCTCATGCAGATAAAGATGGAGCATGGCCTACCGACAACCACCTGTGTTTCTTTGTACGCCCATCGGTGTGGGCATAATTTCTGTAATAGTATGATTGCCGATTTTTTTAGTACATGTCTCAAAAAAACCATGAATTGCATAATTTTTCCTTTCGGGTTAGTTTTGTAACTTGTATATACAATAGTGTGACTAATATGACAATTGAAATATTGGAGTTAATTATTATGCTGGAACTTCAGAGACGTTTGGTACATGAGCAAGCTGAAGAACAGAAGAATGTTCTGGATACAATATTAGCTGGTGCTCAAAGAGCTGCACAGACAGTTACTAATATTCAGTCTATAGCGAGAGGGAATGATCCCAAGATAGTAGAACCATTATATAAGGAGCCTAACGTGATGAAAAAAACTATTGAGCCACCCATGCCTTTTATTGACATCGAAGAGGAGGAGGAGCCTTGTCTGCTAGTTAAGAGCCTAGAGAAGATTGCTGAGACTCGTATAAAGGCTTCTAACGTCAAGAAGCTACTGGGTGGTCTCCTTGCCTCTAACCCTCAAGGAGCTGCTGCCATAGCTATTGTTAAGGCCATTGAGAGCGAACTATACGAGATGAATAAACATCTATATGAGTTCTATACAAAAAAATAGACCCTCTATAAAGAGAGTCTACTTAGGAGTTTAACGAGAAACGAACAGGAATAGGAGGTTAGCCTCCTATTATTTTGCCTGAGTTGACCTCAGAATTTCAAGCAATAAAGCATTACTGATTGAAACCCCACCGTTATCTGCGTTAGTTTTAGCCAGCATGTAGCTCTGAGAGACTGGATCTACTGCTGATCCAGAGCGAGCTTCCTCCAGATCAAACTCAGCTACCCTTTTGTCCAAAACTTGAGCACATCGAGAGTGAATCGAGTTGCTGCCAGCCATTGTTGAGATAAAAGACTGATTGCTTGCTCTGGCTTGTAGAGCAACATCATTAGCCACTTGATCATTAATGAGTTCGAGAAGTTCTGCCATGGGAATCCCTTTCTATGAGTTGTTACTTCTTAGCTTGTACCTGTCTAAGAATTTCGAGAAGTTGACCTGTTGAAACCTGCACTCCGCTATTATCAGCGCCGCTCTTACTGAGCCAGAAGCTCTGAGAGACTGGATCGATAGCTGAAGCTGCTCTTGCCTTTTCGATATCGAACTCAGCGATACGCTTGTCGATAACTTGAGCGCACCTTGCATGAACTGCATTGAGTCCTGCCATTGTTGAGATAAATGACTGGTTGCTTGCTCTAGCTTGCACAGCTACATCATTAGCTAGCTGCTCACATACCAGCTCGTAAACCGACTTTCCGGCCATAGTTGCCTCCGTTATAAAATTGTATATACAATCATGATAACTATTATGCTATTGTGCTTTAATATTATTGTCAATACAGCTTTATGAGGTTATATACATGAATGATTTCGGTAAACTATACACAAGGATACCCAAACGTGTTTTTGCTCGTCAATGGACTCCTTACAGCGATCTACCTTTTGTTACTAATATCTTTATGGATATTGCTGAGCCGCAATTAAATTCTACTCTCAAGGCAGAGGATCTGCTTACACAGAATGTTGATAATTATTTTCAGTCAGCGAACAAGACTGTGAAGGTCTGCATTAATGCTACAGTCACACTAGCCTCCGGTGATACCAAGACTGTTCTTCCTCTAGATTGGGTATGTTACTCGGAGATATCAAACACTCCTGTTAATGTGGTCACTGATGCTTGGTTTAAGGAGGCTTACACTGACAGGTTCGAGCTTTGCCCTGCATGTCTCTCAAAGAGCCAGATAATTAGAGGAGGAGGCACCATCCCTACTTTTGAGGATATTGTGAGATGCCTGGAGAGTGGAAAAGAGGTGAGATTATCTGATGGTACTGTTGTGAAGAGTTTTGAGGATCTGAAGGTATTCGCTGAGCTTCAGGGTGTTAAAATCGGGTAAAACAAAAGCTCCCTTGTCGTGAACAAAAGAGCTTCCATATATATTACATTCCCCGAACTGAACAAGACTGTATTACTTTGCTTTTTTGATGCTGTCAATAATTTCTGTGATCCTGTTTTGATATCCAGCAAGTTTTACAGCGGCCTCTTTTTTATCTGACTCGTCTACTTTCTTGACCAGATCGATATAGTAAGCTGCATTTTTTCCTGTCGAAGTCATGAGCTGCTTATCCCACATTTCACAACAGCTTATAATATCGGCCTTGATATCTGCGATTGATAGCACAGGTTGTTGTTGTTTAGGCTTTGGAGCTGGTGCTGGCCGTGGTGTTGGTGCTTGATAGTTAACAGGGCCATTACTTGCGTCTGGATCTTTACTGTCATCGTTTGTTGGTATCAGAAAGGTCTGTAGCAGACAGGTTTTGAGCGCATAGCTCATAGCTTTTCCGACTCCTTTGTCTCCAGACTCGATACATTCACCCATAACTGTCGATGATACTGAAGATCCATCTGTAGCGAAGAATGTAAATTTTACCGTGATGAGATGGTGGATTCTTTTGTCCTGGTATTCAAACTTGTGCTCGAGCAGATCTTGTCCGAGGAATACACCGTGTTTGGCAAAAGCTGCATGGAGAGAGTTCATCACATCATCTATGCCTCTGTAGCTGAAGCTGAATGAACCTTGTGATTTTCTATCTTTAGCTACTGCTTCTACTGACTCAACTATTGCTGCCATTGAACTATAAATTTTCATCGTAAACTCCTTTGTTGTGTTGTGACATCTATGCCACAGTTAGTTTCCTAATTAAAGTAAAATTTGTTACAGCTCAGTTTTGATCTGAGACTCACAAGACCAAGACTGCCAGATCTGTTCTTTGCAATCTTGCAAGAGATGTCTCTCTCATCATCCGTGCCATTCTCTACATTGGCCGTATTGGTACAGAACAGCAGCATCACAGCATCACTGTCCTGCTCGATGCTGGAACTCTCCTTGAGATCAGACAGTCTAGGAGGTCTATCACCATCCCTCTCCACTTCCCTGTTTAACTGTGCTAACATCAACGCTGAGAAGTCTAACTCCATTGAGAGCTGCTTGAGCCTTCCCGTCATGTGATCGATCTCCATTCTCTTGTTTGACCCCTTAGAATCGATATCAGCAGAAAACTGCTGTATGTAGTCAATAACGACTAGCGAGAGACCTCTCTTTTTTTTCTCATATCTGATCTTCTTCTCCACATTAGACCATAATCCTCTGCTTTCACTGTCAATTATGATTGGGATGCCCTTGAAATAAGATCTTGCTGT